GTTTACATGATGGCAAAGCTGTAAAAGCTAAGACTGAAACACCAGTCAAAGCGGTAAAAAAAGTTGTTAAGAAAGTTGTAAAGAAAAAGAAAAGTAAAAAATAATGTCATCGACTGTATTTAGTGTGCAAAATACACATTTGCAAAAGATACAACCAGACATTTTAGGGTTTGGAATCACTACGTTTGTCGATCAAATACAATTTGCTGAAAACGATGTATTAAGACGTATCCGAGAGGAATGGTGGGAAAGATATAGACACCAAGTAAGATACAAAGACATAACAAAAGTTACATCTGTTGAAATGACCAACAGTAAACTCACTAACTCACAATGGACTCAATCTGTTGTTTATCTAGCACTATGGAAATATATATATCCAATTCTAACTAAATGGAGAGACCCAGACACAGGCGAGGGTAAAGATACATTTCAAGTACAAATAGATTTTTACAGGGACAGATACGACGAAGAGTTCCAAGCTATACTTAGGGACGGGGTCGAATATGATGAGGACGGCGGGGGGACTGTATCTGATAGTGAAAAAGAGCCTCTACACAATTTACGATTAGTGAGATAATGGTCGCTGACATTAAAATTAATGTCAATGACATTGAAGTAAAAAAACTTTTAAAACGAATCGGTAGAAAACAAAGAAAAGCAATACAAAAGTCTCTCAACAGAGTTTCTAATATGGCCATCTTAATGATTACCAAAAGAACCCAAAAAGGTCGATTGCCTGATGGTGGTAAGATGTTGCCTTATGCTAAATCAACTAAAAGAGATAGAAAAAACAGAGGCAGACAAACAGGGTTTGTAGATTTGACTGATACTGGTAAGATGTTCAGGTCTTTAGATTACAGAAAAAGAGGTTTTAAAAATACGTTGATGTTTGCAAATAAAGAAAGAGAAAAGATAGCTAGTTTTCATGATAGTTTTGGTGTAGGTAAAAGAAAGGTCAAAAGGCCATTTTTTGCTATTGGTATTAAGGAAGAACCAAAAATAGTAAATGAGTTTAGTAGTTTTTATTTTAAAGAGTTGGGTATATGAGCAAAAGAGAAGATATAGCAAATGATATAATTACAAAACTTGATGCTGTGACTAGCCCTATTGAGTTTAAAAAATTAACAAGAGAACCATTTGAGGTAGAAGAATTATCAGATGCACAGTTTCCAGCCGCATTTATTCAAGCTGGAGACGAAACTAGAGAACCATCTGCTATGGGTGCAACAGGGTCAGGTAAATATACAGGAACAATAGATTTTTCTATAGTTGCATTTGGCAAAGGTACAGACACAAATATTGATACTGTTAGAAACCAGATTATTGAAGTAGTTGAAGAAACACTTGATAATGATATAACAAGAAATGCGTTGGATACACAAATTATTGAGGCATCGTCAGACGAGGGTACTATCTATCCTTATGGTGGAGTCAGAATAACTGTGCGTGTAATGTATGAATTTACAAGGGGGACTGCATAATGGCTATGGATATAGTAATGGTTAAAGGAGACACCAAAATAAAAATCTCGCCTGACTTTCAAGAGTATTATGAGAAACGAGGTTTTACTGTTGAGGGTAAAAATAAAAAAATATCAGTTGAAAAAGAAACGCAAAAAGTTATAAAAGAATTAAAGAAAGAAAAGGAGTAATAAATTATGGCTACTCATCATGGTAAGGACGCAGTTGTTCATATTGGCGGAACTAACATCGGTCAAGCAACTGGATTCACTGTTGATACAACACACGACATCGTAGAGGACACAGCATTAGGTAATTCAATGAAATCTTATGTTGTTGGAAGAGGCACATACACAGCGTCAATCGATATGAATTTTGACGATGACGACACAGCACAAGGCAACCTAACACAAGGTGCTAGCGTTAGTGTAGAGTTCATGCCAGAGGGTTCAGGTTCAGGCGAACAAAAATTGTCTGGGACTGCAATCGTGACTGGAATGAGTGTAGGTGTGACTTTAGATGGAGTGACTACTAGAACAGTATCTTTGCAAGGTAATGGCGGCTTAACTATCGGTACAGTATAATTTAATTTATGGCTGACGATAATAAACCCGATTATTTTGACGGAATACGAAGTCATTTTGAAGAAACTGAAATAAGAGTAATAGAAGTTCCTGAGTGGGGACTTGTAGGCGATAAAGCTATTTACGCAAAACCTTTTAATATGATGGAGAAATCCAAACTATTTAAAGGTGCTAATAGTGGCGACCTTAATATTCTTATTGATGTCATAATTGAAAAGGCATTAGACAAAGATCATAACAAAATGTTTAATGCTACTCACATACTTAGTTTTAAAACAAAAGCAGATACAGATGTCATCGCCAGAGTTTCGAATCAAATTTTAGGTTCTGACTACGAGGACGCAAAAAAAAACTAAAAAATCCTGACGTCTATAATGTAATCGCTGTTGCAGAAAGATTACATAAAACTATCCCAGAAATATTGCAAATGAGTTGCTTTGAGTTTAATATGTGGATTGCATACTTTGAACAACAAAGAGAAGATATAGAAAACGAACAAAAGAAACAAAATTTAAAATTTAGATAATGGCAACTAAAAAAGTAAATATAGATATAATCGCAAAAGATAAATCTAAACAGGCCCTTAAAAATGTTCAAGGTAATCTAGATAAAGTTAAAAGTTCTGCTGGTAAATTAAAAGCGGCATTAGCGGCTATCGGAGGTGCATTAGTTGTAAGAGAAGTTTTACGAGTGACAGCAGAGTTTGAGGATTTAAGAGACTCCTTAAAATCTGTCACTGGTTCTGCTGAGGGTGGTGCAAAAGCATTTGAATTTATATCTGACTTTGCAACAAGAACACAGTTTTCAGTTCAAGATTTATCAAGATCATTTATTACATTAAAAGCTAGTGGTATTGAACCAACAGAAAAACTTTTAAGAGTATTTACTGATACTGCCGCTGTGACCACCGATCAACTTGGTGTCTTAGAGGCCATGACCAGAGTATTCAGTAGAGGTGTTCAAGGTGGACTAGGTTTAGAAGAACTTAACCAAATAGCTGATCGTGGTATTCCAGTATTTAAAATATTAGAACAGCAATTAGGCATAACCCGTTTAGAAATATCTAAGTTTGGCCAAACAACAGAGGGTGCGGCTAAGATATTAAAAGCATTAGAGAAAGGTTTAGGCGAAACATTTGCTGGTGCTACCGAAGAAAAACTTGATAACTTATCAGTATCATTCTCAAACTTTGGTATTGCATTAGACAATCTTAAAGATGCTTTTGGCCAAGAGGTATCGCCAGAGGTCACTAGATTCACAAATAATTTAGCGGCAGTAATTCAGTTTATTGAACCATTAATTTCTCTTTTAGGAAAACTTACATCGTTTTTATTGAGTGCTGTTAATTTTGCATTTGAGGCAGTTGGCAAATCAGTTTCATTTGTTGTCACTAAATTTGACCAGTTTTTAAGATTTATAGGAATCATAGATGAAGAGGTTGCTAAGAATGTAAAAACTTTAGATGAATTAGCAGAGGCCGCAAAGAAAACTGGAGAGGCATTTGAGGAAATAATAATCAAAGATATGCCAATAGTGGACATAAACGAAAAAACAAGAAAAGAAATTGAGGCAAATGATAAACTTTTAGAAAAAATTAAACAATCTCACATGACAGAATTAGAGTTGTTAGCGGCTAAACAAGAAAAAGAATTAGGCTTAGTAGAAGAACAAAGACAAAAACTAGAGGCTATGGCTAGATTAAAAATAGAGCAAGGTTCTGACAGAGACTATGAAATGCAAATTCTTGAAAAACATTTGAAATCTTTAAATGAATTAGAAATGAAAATAATGTTAGAGGGAATAAAAGAAAGATTAGCTATTGTTAAACAGTCTGTTGATGAAGAAATGAGAATAAAACAACAACTATATGACAAAAACTTACAAGCAATCAAAGACAGAAACTTTAGTGAATTAGAATTAGAAAAACTTACAAAAGAACAAATAAAAGATTTAACAAATGCTAGTGGTAGAGAATTATTAGGGGAACTTGCAAAACATAATAAAACAATGTTCCAAATAAACAAAGCACTAGCCATTAAAGATGCGATAGTAAACACTGCAAGAGGTGTCACAAAAGCATTAGCACTTGGCCCGTTTGGTATTCCGTTGGCGGCTATTATTGGTGGATTGGGTGCGGCTCAGATTGCTACAATAGCATCACAAAAATATCAAGGCAGACGACTTGGTGGTAGAATGAATCAAGGCCAACCATATATGGTAGGAGAGGCTGGCCCAGAATTAGTAGTGCCTGATAAAGCATCAAATGTAATTCCAAATAATCAGCTTGGTGGTGGACAACCAGTGACAGTAAACTTTAATATTAATACTGTTGATGCTAGAGGGTTCAATGAATTATTAGTTAATAGCAGAGGTGTCATTGTAAACATGATTAATAGTGCTGTTAATGAAAAAGGTAAGGCGGCATTAATATGAGTGGTTCTTTACCTGATACAGCGTTCAACGCAATTAATTTTAAATCAAATCAAAAAACTTTATTTAGTGAA